CAAAAAGTCAAAGTTGCTTATATCTTTTCTATCTTTCGCATTTCCCCTTTTTTGTCCTATATAGATTTTTAAAAATTATAATTAAATAAAATAATATTTAACTATAATAAATGGCGACTATTAATTCAATAAAACAAGTAGAGATTTTCCCTTCCAATCGTAGTTCAACATCTAACACTTGGAGTTATAGAGATGGTAATCCCACATTAGTTTTTAATTTTGGGGTTCAAGATATGTATTTAATGAGTGATACATTAAGATTAAATTTTAAATTGCGTCTTCACACAAATGCCGCAAATAATCAAGCAACTTTTCCAAATAATAATAATGCCGCCGGTGGTGGTGCTTGTGAGGTTTTATTAAATGATAAAATTGGTGCTATGAGTGTTTTTCAAAATATAACTTTATCAAACGCTCAAAATCAAAATTTAGAATATGTTAGAAATTTCCCTCGTCTTTTAGCAAGTTTAATTCCAGCACGAGCAAATTTTGGTGATTATGCGACAATCCTTCAACAGCATTTTAAGGTAGTTTATGTAATAGTTATATTGAGGTTTCTGCTCCTATTATGTGTGGTATGTTTTTAATGGGCGACCCTATACCTCTTGGAATGAATGGAACTGGCGGACTTCAAATTAAATTTCAACTAACTCCTTCAATTGAGGCAAACTTTGGAGCACAGGGAGCAGAAAGTTATTACACTATTGAAAATCCATCATTAACTTGTGTAATGGGTGTTCCACCTGGCGGAGTTCTTCCAAAAATAAGTGCTTATCCTTATCTTAATTATTCATCTTATTATGGTGTTCTAAATAATAGTGATGAAACCCATAACATTCAAATGAATTTATCATCTGTTTTATCAACATTTTCTAATTTTGTTCCAACACAATTTATAGCAAATAGCACAGAAGACGGCAACCAAACTCCACAATTGAGAAATGCCGCCGCAGTTGGTGCCGCACCTAATGTTGAAGCACCAATTAATCGTTATACAACTCTTCGTGGTGGTCTTAAATATCCTTACCAGTTTGCTGTTGATGAGCGACGCAATATAACATTTAATCAAGCAGGTGTAGCAGTTTCAACAAATCAAGCACAATTAATTCGCAATTTCTTATCATCTATTAGTTCTCCAATTAAAGATTTAACTTCAACTTTGACTGGTAATATTAGTGAAGCAACACAAGCAGCAGGTCCTACCCCACCAGTTGCCGACCAGCATTTCAATAGTCAAGGTGAAAATGTTATAGGTGTAGGCACACGATACGACCAGTTGGGAATAGGTGATGGAGCAAATTTCAAAACACGCACATTCTCTCATCGTATTCAATCATCTCTTAACGGCATAACTCCAAATAGTATTTATACTTTTGCTTTGGCGAAAAATATGATTACTTTTAATGATAGTGGAGGAATTGCTGTATCCACTTAAACTTTTCAAAAAAGTTTAAAATCAAAACATATACTTTCATTTAAAAATTATATTAAAAAAAAAATATATTTTAATATAATAAATGAGTAGAATTCCACGAGCATTAAGAAATGACCTTCAAGATGATGGATTAGGACAATCCCAATTTGTTGAAACACGCAAAATTCAACCAACAAGTGGTTCAACTGGTGGAGGTTCGCAAGGACAAATCCGTTTTATATTACCTAAACAAGGTATATTAGATAAAGATAGTTATATATCATTCCAAGTTCTCCAACCACCCAATAACCCAAATAATTATACTTTGCCGATTGGTTCCGGTGCTTATTCAGTTTTAGATGTAGCAACTTTATATTGCGGCGGTTATCAAGTTCAGCAAACACGAGGATTAGGACATTTATTAACTATGAAACAATATTATAGAACTCCACACGATAGAGATAAAAAACAATCAATTAGAAATGGTTGCTTTTTAGCACAAATGGTTGATACGAATATTGCTGGTGTTCCTGGAAGATGGGGAATTGATAATACACAAACTTGGACTTATGAACCTCCTGGTGTTGCTAATCAAACTTTAATTAATTTTGGTTATAGAATAACGGCATCTGCTATTCCAGTAGGACAAGGACCAGGTTGGAATGTTTCACCGGAATGGAGAATATATTTAGCAGATTTATTCCCCCTCCTTTATAATGAAAATCTCCCACTTGGTCTTTTAGATGATGAAATGTCTATTGTGATTGATTTAGGACCGGATAATTGTAGAGGCGAAAGAACCATTCGTGCTGGTGGTAATTGGCGAATAGCAGATGGAAATTCAGTTGTGATTAATCCAACATTAAATGTAGATTTAATATTTTATGATGACCCAATAGGACAACCTACAACTATGGACGAAATGCGAACATTTTTTGAAAGTGGAGAACGCTTGGTTTTTACTGATAATGCTTTTATTCAATCAACTCAACCAACCGCCGGTCAAGCAGGTGTTGTAGTTAATAATATTCTTTTAGGTTTAGACCACCAAGTTGTGCGACATATTTTAATGGCGACCCCTATATTAAATGATTATGCCGGACCCAATAATACAGCAGGAAATGCCCTTTTGGGTCAATATTGTTCTATGGGTTCTGCTCTTCAAAATACTTTACAAATTAATATTAACAATCAACCAGTTTTTCCAAATGAATTAGATAGTGATAATAAAATATTTAATCAACTTTCGCAAGTGTTCCCTACTCCATTTAAAGTTAATTCTGCTATGTCTTCTTTTGTGGGACAAGTTGATGCTGCTGGTGCTCTTGTTCCTGCTCTTGCTCGTCTAACAGATAAACAACTTGAAGCACAAACACAAATTCAATTAATCGGTCAATCACACTATTATGGTGTTAATCTTGCTAAAACACACCAAAATGTTTTAAATGCTGGAACATCAATTGGACGGCAACCAGTTGAATTAGTTTTTGGCGATACTAAAACCGCAGCAGATTTAACTGGTCGTCAATTATTAATATGGGCGAATTGTGAAAGGTTGCTCTCAATAGTCAAAGGCAAAATATCGGTGAGTGGGTCATAAGGGCAAACGCCAAAGTTCAAATCTTCTTATATAACTATCCTCTTTCGCTTCGTCCCTTATGGGTGAAAATCGTGAAAATAGAATAATTATATAGTATAATAATAAAATGTCTAAACAAGGAGTTCAAACCTTTTTGATAGAGTGTAATAGGGGCAATAGTCAAATTGATGCGACTGCTCCAACCTCAAATAATGCGAAATGGACTACCAAAACAGATTTCCAATTTAAAAGGGGAGATAGAGTTGGTGTTGAAGCAATTATGATTGAAAGTATAGGTGCTGGGTCAAGTCAGCAAACAATAGAATTTAGTGGAGATAATGTTAGACAAGGCAACACAATAAAAGATTGGACTGATGATGTTGTTGTTTTAGAATTTGGTTTTTATATTAATAATAATGGAAACACAACAATTAATCTTCCAATTAAATTTCCAAATATTATTGGAAACAATAATGGAGCATATTTAAAGATAAATAGTGGAGAATATGGAGTTCAACCAATTCAACCTGGTTTAACAAGAGGAATTAATCCTCTTCAATATCCTGGTGTTTCAAATCCAAGCGGACAAGGGACAAAAGATAATGCTGGTTATAATCCAGCACAAGTAGCACCAGCAACGGCAACCGCTTATGCTCTTCAACAACTTTATGACGCAAATGATAATATATTGCCTTTACCAGTTTTAGGAGGAATAGAAATAAAAGCAGTTTCAATATCAAATGCCGCAGATGCTCCCCCAGCAACTTTATTAACTTGTGAATTTTTTTCACCAACAATACCATTAGCACAAGCGTATAATATGGAGGGTATTAATTTACCTTTCGCACAAGGAATGAATTTAATTATGTTAGATGGAAATGGTATTTATGAAAATTATGGAGTTATTAAAGAAGTTGTGCCGGAATTAAATTCCATAACTGGATTGCCGACTGGACGAGCAAAGATTATTTTAGCAAATCCACACACCTTAAAAGTAGGTGGAGATTTAGCACTTCATAGAGATGTGTTTTGTAGTTGTAATAATGGTGGCGACCAAAGCGATAAAAGATATGGTTATTCAGCAAATCCATTTCAATCAAGTGGATATGCTGGTGAAGAAAGATTAACATATTCACCAGGAGGAAGAATTGGAATGGGATTATATAATCATTCTGCTTGGTCTATTGCTGGAAATGCCGCCAGTATGCCTATAAATACTATGAGAAAAATATATGGGACCGCAACCAACACCAAACGGACAAGGAATGTGTCCTAAATTACAACCTATGACTGCTTATGTGGTTATAAGAGCAGAAAATGCTTTTGAAGATGTTAATAATTTAGCAGATAAATTCACACAAGCATTTCACGCAATTAATCCATTAATAACAAATGAGGGTTCATCATTACAAAAATATATTGATAATCAACAATTTCCATTTAATAAAACAAATAACACAATTCCACTTATTTCACAAGGTCATTTCTCTCGTAGTGAAGGGTTAGTCCATTCAGTTGGTTGGAATAATTCCACAAGTGCTTTATGGAATAGGGTTTCACCATTATGGATAGGAAATTTAGTTAAATGTCTTCCAGCAAATATTCAAAGTGGAATAAATTACAAGTATCAACCAGGAGGACAATATTTTTATGAACCAAATGACGCAAATGATTATTTAAAAGTTGGTTATAAGGGAGATTGGAATTGGAATAATTTAATTTATGGAAATATGGGATTAAAAGATTTTAGAAAATGTTGGGGTGGTGATAGATTTATTAGATTAAAATGTTGGGATTGTAATGAGGCATTTAATGCTGATTTTCAAATTCGTCATCGTGATGTTCCAAAACCAATTATTTTAAATAATCAACTGGTTCCTTTTGCCGTTCAAAGTCCTGGAAGTAATTTCACAAATCCATTTAATTTTGTAGGCAGTTATGTTCCAACTAATCAAATGATTTTTACAAATATAGAATATACAGAGGCAAATTTAGATATTATTGAGGAAGTGTTTAGAGAATGTGAGGATTACCAAGTATCAAATCCACAAGCAGTTAATGGAATTGACGCTCAACAATCTCAACCTTTTTGGGAATGGGAAGCAGATATTGGAATGACTGATGCTGGACGAGCACCAAAGAATATCAATCTTGGAACTGGTTATATGCGAGCATTACAAACAAATTGGGCGATAGCACCACCGGCAGCAGCAGTAGCAGGTGGAAATCCAACAGCAGCACAAGGTGGTTTAAGTGTTTTATGTCCTTCTCAATCATATCAAGGAAATGGTGGTGAAATAGATGTTAAAAATGCTCGTGAGGTTGGAAGAATGAAAATATGGAGCAGATGGAATACTGATTGGGACGATGCTAATTCTGCTAATAGACCTACAAACGCATATGAATTAAATATTCCAAATTTAGCAAAATGTGAAGTTTATAATAATCAAAATTTTATTCATAATCCACAATTAAGCAGAGATAGAAATATTGGTGTTATTCCATATAAATATACAGATGAAGATGGAACAGAGCATACATTTTGTGGTTTTGCCTCTTCAAGAAATTATGAACCATCCAGTAATACAAATCCATTAACATATGTTAATGCTTGTTCTACTTGGGAATTAGGTTTTATAAATTGGGGTGATAGTTTTGGTTTTTCACCACAATATGGATACGACCAACCGGCAGTTATTCCTATGAATACAGATGATATAAATGATACATTTGATATTGAAACACCTGCTGGTGTTAAATTATATCCAAATTTAAAATGGAGATGGAATAATCAAAATTTTGTGTGGGTTGGTGCTAATGATGCCGCTATGACTTTTGATGATGCTAATAATAGATTTCAGTTTAAGCAATTATACACTCAATCAAATCTTTCTATTATGAATGCTACATTAAACGCACAAGGTTCTGTGGTTCAAGCAACCCCACAAGTAGGGGAAGAAATAGCAACTTTAAACACAGAAACAAAAGATAATATGGGATATTTACAAACAGACACATTAAATCCACCACCAAATTATAATAAAAAAAATCAAGGAGTTCAAGATAGTGTTGCTGGTGTGTTTTTAAATAATGTTTATTTTGCTCCAAAGGGTTGGAAACCACCACAAAATATTAATCCACAAAATGTTTATGACCCTTATGCTGGTTATAATAATGAAACAAATGATTATACAACATATTTAAATAAGGCAGTTGAAAATAGAAAAGAGTTTTTAAAACCATTAACAAAAGCAACAAGAGAAAATTGGACTGGAAATATGTTAGATAAAATGGGTTTTGACTATTACCAAATAAAACCGCCATATGGAAGTCAAGATAATAGATATTCACAATTTACTTATGGGAGTGATGATATTGAAATAATGTATCAAGGAAAAAAACCATTAATGTTAAATGCTGAAATAGATGTTGCCGCAGATTTAGATATAAATATTTTTAAAAATAATACTAATATTGCTATTCCATATCCAACTGCCCCAGCAGCAACAACAGACGGAACACCATTATATTTAAACAAATTATTAAATAATCAACCAGTTAATTTAGGTGATAATAATAGTGCCGTTTTAACAGCAAATCGAATTCCAACTTTATTTGCTTGTCCTTTTTATATTGTTATTAGTGATATTTGCCCCACAGAATTTCAAAGTGGAAGTTTTAAACAAGATTGTATCTTTTATGGTTTAAAAAATTATGGAGCAGGTCAATATTTTTATGTTTTTGGTTCTAATTATACACAATTAGTTGATACTGATAGAACAATCACAAGTGTTAATACAGAGATAAGAAATCCTTTAACTGGGAGATTGGCGAGGTTAAGTAAAAATAGTTGTATCATATACAAGGTTGAAAGAGATATTGTTTTGCCTCCTCCTATGGTTGATGTTGATGGAAACCCAATTCAAATAGCACCTACACCACAGCAAGAAGAAATGAGTGAATTGCTCCAAATTAAAAATGCTATTATTGGTTCTCACGGAGCAAGTGCGAGAGCAAGAGAAGTTAATGGAAATGTAGATATTGACCCAAGAAATAATAGAGGTCAAGGTGCTGTTATAATGAGAGAAAGAGCATTACCTCAAATGAGAGCAGATGCCGAAAGAGGACGAGAAGTTTTAGAAGCACCACAGCAAGTAGCACAAGAAGCAAAAGGAGATGATGAAGATGCTGAAAAAGGAAGAAGAATTCAAGAAGATTTTAATGAGGCAAAAGAAGCATATGAATTTTTAACTGGTGGAACTAAAATGCCGAAAGAGGTGGAAAGATATGAACTCCAAGAAATAGTTAGAAGATATTATCCTAATAGAGAACCTGGAAGATTACCAGCACGAACGCAAGAATTATTAAATAGATATTTAGAACCAGCAGCAGCAGCAGCAAGAGAAAGTAAAAGAACATATCAACTATCACAAGATAGAGCAGCAAGGGCAGAAAGTAAATATAGAGAAGGAAAAGAACAAACATCATTAAGAGAACAAGCAGCACAAACAATTCAACGACGCATTAGGCAGAGGGCGAAGGATAGGGGAGATGCGAAATGATAGATTTATATAAGGAACTTTGCTATTCCGCAAATGCCCTAATTTTTTGTCTATTGACTATATATATGTATCATTTAAAATTAAATAAGGATGTCTTAATAAATATTAAAGGATTTGTTAATTATACGAACGCACAAATAAAAAAATTTAAAATGTATCATTATTTCTTTTTTCAACACAAATTGAATAAAGAAATAAAATTATGGGGTTTTTTATTTAAAGATGATATAAATATTTTAGATTGTCTTGATGCTGATGATATAATTAATTTAAGTCTTTTATTTTAAGATATGCTTTAATCATCGCCCTTTTTCCTTTCTTTTTTAATTTAGTTCTTCCTTTAACTTTATTAATAACTAATAACCCATATAAATCTTCTTTTGAAAAATAATCGTGTTTCATTAATGATAAAATCCTTCTTAATGAATTAAGATGATAAGCACCTTCTCCGTGATGACTTAACCAATTAACACAAAGGAATTTATCAATATGGGGTTTCTCAATTCTATTTAAAATTAATTTGCCTTTATGAACTATTGGTTTCCCATATTCCCTCATATCTACGATTGACTTAATTTTTTTTTTTGCTTTAATGCCTCCAGGCAAATTCTTTTTAGTCCATTCTATAACTTTTTTAGGTGGAAGATTAATAACTAAATTATTATATAAAGTCCAATCCTTAAAATCTCTTCCCAAATGATAGTCATTAGAATTTTCATATTGAGTGTTTCCTTTTATATGATTTGGTCTTTTATAACCTTCAATTTTAATCCAATCATTAACTGAAATATGTTTCATTATCTCGTGTTGCTTTGCCGCAACTTCTTT